GAAAAATCAAATTAGAGAGAGTTGCAGAAATGCCAACTCCTCTTTTTGGTTTTAATCTATCAGACGATTTCTTTTCAGACTTCAACATGCATCCAGAAGATATGGACTTTAGAGTTGGTCTTGCAGACCATGAAATTTTCCATAACTACTTAGAGATTATTACATCACATGCAATTGAAGCCTCGAATCCTGGTAGAAAAGTTATTTTAATGGTCTATGAAAACAATACAAATAAGATTGTAGGTTTCATAAGACTAGGTTCACCAATGATGAACATTGCACCTAGAAATAGGTATTTTGGTGAAGTGTTGGGTGCAGAACAAATGCCTGTATTCAACAAACATGCAATTATGGGTATGATTATCGTGCCTACTCAACCATTTGGTTATAACTATCTTGGTGGTAAATTACTTGCATTGATGTGTTGTTCACATGAAGTTAAAAAGATTATAGATGAAAAGTATGATATGAATCTATGTCATTTTGAAACTACATCACTTTATGGTTCAACAAAAAGTATGTCTCAATATGATGGTCTAAAACCATTTATAAAAGGACATGGTTTGACTGATAGTAATTTTGCACCACTTATGAATGATAGTTACTTCAAAGATTTAGAAAAGTTCTTTGTTGAAAAGAATGGTGGTCCGATTGTTTGGGAAGAAGCATCAAGTAGAAAAATGAAGTGTCAATCTAAAATGATTTCGATTCTTCGTAAATCTCTTCCTGAAAATGAGAAGAAACAATTTGAAAAGGTTGTTGATGATGCAAGAAGACTAAATGAAAAGAAAAGATTTTATGTATCCGATTTGGGTTATGAAAACAGTAAAGATGTTATTACAGGTAAAACTGATACATTGATACCAAAATCTAACCATGATAGATACTCACTAAATAATCTAACAGAATGGTGGAGAAACAAAGCATCTAAAAGATACAATACTCTCCGTTCTGATGGAAGACTTCGAACAAAACTCGAAGTATGGAACGAGAATCCTGATGAAATCGACATTATTCGGTAAGACATACAGAGTAGTAGAGAATCCTCACGAACAGGACGCTGCTATTGAATTGATAGAAGGAGAATTTAAAGGTCTTGTCTATCAGTATGGTAAAGTAGGATTCGAAGAGGGTAAACCTAACATAAACTTTCAGAGAACTATTAGAAGATTACCAGATAGTGGTGAAGAGTTAGATAATCTACTAAATAATAGTGAACTAAATAATCTCATGGGAGATATTCTTGTAGAGATAATGCAAGAACAAATGAAGAGAGAAAAGAATGGCGAAACCAATACAATATCCGATATTGACGAATAATGAGGACACAATTTATGTGTTTGGTAACTATTTTGAATCAGGAACAGATGAATGGTATACGGAGAGAGACCGTTTACAAGAAATTTATAGGGCTGCTACAGCAGACGAAGAAAATCCAACAGAACCAGATTGGGGGTTAAACGATGAATAAAGAACGATTGATGGAAGAAATTAAAAGACACGAAGGAGAAGTCTTAGAAATATATAAAGACTCATTAGGTTATCTAACCTTTGGTGTAGGTCATCTAGTAAAAGAGGGTGATGCAGAACATGGTCAACCAGAAGGAACACCAGTTTCACAAGAGAGAGTTGACGAAGTATACGAAGAAGATTTCAAAAAACATGTAGATGAAACTATACATCTATATGAATCAAAAGGTGGTTCTGAGGCAGGATTTCATTCATTACCAGAAGACATACAACATGTTCTAGTTAACATGACTTTCAATCTAGGTGGAACAAGATTCGGTAAATTCAACAATATGTGGAAAGCCGTTCTTGCAGAAGATTGGTTGAAAATGGGTGAAGAAATGGAAGATTCAAGATGGTTTCACCAAGTTGGCAGAAGGAGTAAAGAACTACAAGAAGTAGTCTGGAAACATGCGTAATATAAGAGACGAAGTTAAGTGTCTTAGATTAGACACAGGAGAAATCTTAATTGGTTTCTATAAGAATCTTTGGTGGAAAGGTAAGTATGAACTTACAGACTGCCAACAATGTCTAGTATCATTAGAAGATAATAGAATGGAAGTTCAACTTGCACCATATATACCATTTGCAAAAGAATATATATTTGAGGTCAGGCATGATAAAGTTCAATCAGTCTTTGACCCCAAACCTCAACTTGAACAGAACTTTAAAGTAGAAACAGGAAATAATGTAAGAGGTCAAAGATAATGGTTGATTTTATGAATAAGGTTATGAATGCTCAGATTAAACAAGCTGAAGCAATGATTGACAAACACAAAATAAACATAGAGATTTTAACAAAGAACGCAAGTGGTGTTGCAGAACATCCAGACACAATGAAAACTGTGGAAGATGAGTTAGCCCAAATTGCACATTGGACAGATATCAAATCTGCCGCTTTAAATAATTTCGATTTCGAATCTAAAAGAACATTGACAGAATAGACTTACTGTAGTATACTTACAGTATGGATTTTTACACGAATGTATGTCGAACTAGAGACAAGATACTTGTAACTGGTTATCAAGGCAATAAAAAAGTCAAAATGAAAGTCGATTATCGACCTAAACATTTTGTTCCCTCCAGAAAAGGTGATACACCTTACAAATCATTAGACGGAAGACCACTAGAAGTTGTAGAACTCAACTCAATGGGTGGTGCAAGAAAGTTCAGAGAGAAATATCATCAGACACAAGGTTTTGAAATACATGGTTATGATAGATATGTCTACACATATATTTCAGATAAGTTTCCAACAGACTTCGAATACGATACAAAGAAAGTAAGAATTGCAACACTTGATATTGAGTGTGAGTGTGAAGATGGTTTTCCAGAACCAATGCGAGCAGATGAGAAAGTCAATGCAATTGCAATCAAACCTTTCGGTCATAATACACATGTTTTCGGTCTTGGTAAGTGGGATGAAAAACCTGCCAATTGTGTTTACTATGATTGTGTAGATGAAGCACAACTTCTAACAGAGTTCATAAAGTTCTGGAGAAAGGCAAGTTTCGATATCGTAACAGGTTGGAATGTAGACTCATTCGATATCACATATCTTTGTAACAGAATCGATAAAGTTTTCGGTGAAGGAGAACATAAGAAACTTTCTCCTTGGTTGATGTCAGATGTAAGAGAATACACATCTAGTTATGGTCAGAAACAACAAACATTCAATCTATATGGTATCAGTATTGTTGACTACTTAGACTTGTATCGTAAACATACACCACAAACACAAGAGTCATACAAACTAGAACACATTGCACAAGTAGAACTCAACAAAGGTAAGATTGATTACTCAGAGTATGGTAATCTACATACACTTTACAAACAAGACTACTCAAAGTTTCTTGCATATAATGTTAAAGATGCCGTTCTTGTTGAAGAACTAGAAGAGAAACTTGGATTCTTAGAACTTACAATTGTCATGGCATATTCTGCCAAGTGTAACTACAATGATACTTTCGGTATGGTTAAGTATTGGGAAACAATTATCTATAATCATCTGAAGAAACAAGGTATTCAAACACCACCTCAGGCATTGAAGAGAGACCAAAAGAACTATCGTATTGAGGGTGCATATGTAAAAGAACCAATCGTTGGTGGTCATAATTGGGTTATGTCGTTTGACTTGAACTCTCTATATCCACATCTTATCATGCAGTTCAATATCTCACCTGAGAAAATGATAAAGGGTGGTTTGATGGACACTAAGATTGAAAAGATGTTACATCAACAGAATGATTTATCTCAACTCAAAAAAGAAAATGTTACAGTAACACCAAACGGTGTTAAGTTCAAAAGAGACAAACAAGGTTTTCTTCCTGAACTTATGGAAACATTATATGATGAGAGAAGAGAATACAAACAGAAGATGATTGCACATCAAAAAGAACTACAAGTTTGTGATGACCCTATCGAAAGAAAAAGACTCGAAGTTAAAATCAAAAGAGCATACAACAATCAACAGGTCAGAAAGATATCTTTGAACTCTGCATATGGTGTTCTTGCAAATCAATACTTTGCATTCTTTGACCCACAACTTGCAGAGTCAGTTACAACTGCAGGTCAATTAGTAATCAAATGGTCAGAGAAAACTGCAAACGATTATCTAAACAAGATACTTAAAACTGATAAAGACTATATCATTGCCATGGATACAGACTCAATCTATATCACACTTGATGATTTAGTAAGTCAAATCTTCACCAAAGAACAACAACAAGATAGAGAAAAGGTTATCAACTTCTTATGTAAGATTGAATCAGAGATTGAAAATGCATTGAGAGAAGGATTCGATGAACTCAAAGATTACACGAATGCATTTCAACAGAAAATGGAAATGGGCAGAGAAGTTATTGCAGATAGAGGTATCTGGACTGCAAAGAAAAGATAT